ACTTAAACGATGAGGGCTATACTAATGAAATACTTAACGGAGATATACACACCGCTAATCAGCGCCTTGCTGAACTTGAATCAAGAAGTCAGGCGAAAACTTTTATCTATGCCCTCCTATACGGAGCCGGAGATGCTAAGCTTGGGTCTGTGGTTGGACGAGGTAGAGCGGTTGGGAAAGGACTTAGACAACGCTTCTTTGATAATCTCCCATCATTTAAAAAGCTTACAGACAGAGTACAAAGAGAAGCTAAAAGCGGATACATTAAAGCACTAGACGGACGTAAGCTTACGGTGCGCTCAGAACACGCGGCCTTGAATACTTTGTTGCAGGGAGCAGGCGCAATAGTAATGAAGAAAGCGTTGATAATACTAGACGAGAAGATAAAGAACCACGGATACGATGCTAAGTTTGTAGCTAATGTACACGATGAATGGCAGATAGAGTGTCACCTTGATGATGCAGTAGCTGTTGGTAAGCTAGGTGTTAACGCTATTAAAGAAGCAGGGTGCATGTTTAATCTTAACTGTCCACTGGACGGAGACTATAAAGTCGGGGAGGACTGGAGTGAAACACATTAATAAGCCAAGTAATAAGAACACTATCTTTGAAGACGGACAGTGGTGGTATGTTGGAACTAATGACGGCGCACGAAGAAGTATAACTGCTCACAATAAAAAAAATACCAGTCGTATGTTTGTAAACGGCAAGTACGTACCTAAGTCACACCCTTTGTATAAGTCAGGACGTTACAAGAACTTTGAGTCTGCCGCGTTCTCTGCCTTACAAGGCTACGAAAAATCTAATGTAGGTTATGTATATGCTGTCTGTAACCCTGCATGGAAAGGTTGGTACAAAGTTGGGATGGCTGTCGATGCGGCTGATAGATGTTCAGGGTATCAAACCTCCTCGCCCTTTAGAGATTATAAGGTTTCTTATTCTAAATACTTTGAAGACAGACGAGAAGCTGAGAGACTTGCTCACTCTGCGCTAAAAGAAAACAAGATTGAACACGCTAACGAGTGGTTTAAAACAGACCTTGAAACTATAAAGAATGTAATTAAAAATATAAAGGACGTTCAGCATGAAGCTTAATACTATAGTACCTGACATCTACAAACACCTTGAAGGACTATCAGACGGTAAGCCTTTGCCTCTAACAGAAGAAGATATTGACAACACTCTTGTTGGAATTAAAGAAGCTCTGATGTCTTGGGCAGTTCCTTCTGCGCGTAACAAAGACTTCACGGTTCGTATGTCTAATGTGGGTAAGCCCTCGCGTCAGTTGTGGTTTGAAAAGCGTGACCCTGAAGGGCGTGGCGGCATAAACGGCCCAACGCAAATCAAGTTCCTGTACGGCCACTTGCTTGAAGAGATTGTGTTGATGCTTGTTCGGATGTCCGGTCACAAAGTAACAGACGAGCAAAAAGAAGTTGAAGTTAAAGGCATCGTAGGCCACATGGACTGTAAGATAAATGGCGAAGTAGTAGATGTTAAGACCGCATCTCGCTTTGCGTTTAACAAGTTCAAGGACGGACGCTTAGCACAAGACGATCCCTTTGGATACCTTGGTCAGCTTGCGGGATACGAGGCGGCAGAGGGTACTGACAATGGCGGGTTCTTGGTGTTGAACAAAGAGAGCGGTGAGTTGTGTATGTACGTGCCTGACGATCTTGATAAGCCCAACATTAAAACCTCTATTAGTCAGCTATTACCTGCATTAGAGCTTGACGTACCCCCAGAATTATGTTATACTCCCATACCTGATGGCAAGAAAGGAAACATGAAACTTCCAAAGGGCTGTAGTTGGTGTAAGTACAAGCACGAATGCTACAAAGATGCTAACGATGGACAGGGTTTACGTACCTTTAAATACTCAAACGGACTCGCATACTTGACAGAAGTTGTAGTCGAACCTAAAGTAGAGGAACTACTAGTATGAATGGCAAGAAAGCTAAGCGGATTAGGAAGCACTCAGGCGTTATTATAGTTGATTGGTTACGCTCATTACTCAGTGAAGAAGAAGAACAGGGCGTTACTGTTGATAACTATAAAAACTTTATGCCTGAGCAGACTCACTACATGGCGCAAAGAACTATGCACCTCAACGCCTATCATCCTAAGTGGGTCTGCAACAAGATAACTAAGATTATTAAATCAAACCCCCACCGCGTAATAGAAACTATCACACTAGGAGAAGTAAAATGAACATTGAACAGATGATCATAGCTACAGGAAGTTTTTTATACAACAGTGATAAGTCTATTACAGATATAGACAACGAGTTTCTAGAAGACTTGCGGCTGCTGATAGATGCGGAGTTAGAGCGCAGGGAGGCCATCCTCCATTGAATAAGATTAGGAAGGGATACCGCAAAAAACGAGTCAAGCGTCCTGTAGAAAAGAATCTTGTTAAAGGTTACGACTCTAACTGGGAGTATGAGTTGCATTCAGGCATCCTTGATGGTTGGAGTTTTCACACCGACAAAGTTCCTTACACCGTTGAGCATAACTACCATCCAGACTTTATACGTGAGGTTGAAGGCAAGAAGATTTTGCTTGAAGCTAAGGGTAGATTCTGGGACTACGCAGAGTTTAGCAAGTACATCTGGATTAGTAAGACACTACCAGAAGATACAGAGTTAGTGTTTCTTTTTGCTAATCCAAGTGCGCCAATGCCACAAGCTAAACGTAGAAAAGATGGCACTAAAAGAAGCCACGGTGAGTGGGCAAGTGCTAACAACTTTAGGTGGTTTAGCGAAGACACCATCCCTGATAGTTGGATTAACCCCAAGAAGAGAGAGAGTTTTGACTGACTTCAATAGAAAAGAAGAGAGGCGCAATAGGTTTTTAAGAAAGAAGAAGTTCAAGAATATTAGTTCTTCTTCTAACTTAAAAGTTACTGGGCGCAAAGAACTTACAATTAACTTATACAAAGAGATAGCACATGCAAAGATTAAATGACGCAACACCTGCTGATTGGGATAGGGTGGCTAAAGAACATCCTGCACTTGAGCCTTACAAGCCTTACGTTGATATGGCTATGCAAGAAGCCCACAATATGTTAATAGAAGAAGGCTGTACCCGTGACCTTGATTGGGGGGAGGATGTTGTAAATAAGCCTAAGCATTACAACACAGGCAACATAGAGTGTATTGAAGCTATTGAAGAGTCCATGTCTAGTGTTGCATTCAAAGGGTATCTCAAGGGCAACTGTCTAAAGTATCTTTGGAGGTACGACTATAAGGGCAAGCAAGTAGAGGACTTACAGAAAGCTGGCTGGTACTTAAATAAACTAACTAATATAGTGGTGAAGGAAAACAACTAATGCGCTGCTACTACTGTAATGGATACCTTGTATGGGGAGGTGATGTAGATATCTCCCACGAAGATGAGACGTTTCACACAGAGACAAATTTAACTTGCTCTGAGTGTGGCGGTTTTCATGTAATTTACTACCCTAAAGAGGAAAAAGAATAATGGATCAATATCAACAGTTTATACACAAGTCTCGCTACGCTCGTTGGATGCCTGAAGAGAAACGTAGAGAGACTTGGGAGGAGACAGTACAGCGTTATGTGGACTTCTGGGTCAACCGTGGACAGCTTGACAAGAAGACAGCCAAACGCCTGTACAACGGAATACACAGCTTAAAAGTAATGCCATCAATGCGATGTATGATGACAGCAGGGGAAGCCTTAGACAAAGACAATGTAGCAGGGTTCAACTGTAGCTACCTACACATAGATTCACCTCGTAGCTTTGATGAGTTGATGTATGTTTTGATGTGCGGTACTGGTGTAGGCTTTAGTGTTGAACGTAACTTTATCAACAAGCTACCTATGGTTGCTGAGTCCTTTCATAAAACTGACAGTGTGATTGTTGTCTCTGACAGTAAGATAGGTTGGGCTTCGGCATTCCGTGAGTTGATAGCTATGCTGTACGCGGGTAAAATACCTCAGTGGGATGTGAGTAAAGTAAGACCCGCAGGAGCAAGACTTAAGACATTCGGTGGTAGAGCAAGCGGCCCTGAGCCTTTGGTAGATTTGTTTAACTTCTGTATAGAGGTGTTCACCAAGTCCACAGGACGCAAGCTGACATCCATTGAGTGTCACGACATCTGCTGTAAGATAGCTGACATTGTAGTGGTGGGCGGTGTACGTAGGTCTGCTTTGATTAGCCTGTCCAACCTATCCGACCCCCGTATGGCTAAGGCTAAGATGGGTGATTGGTGGCGCAGTGAAGGACATCGTAGACTAGCTAACAACAGCGTAGCATATACAGAGAAACCTGACTTTGAGTCCTTCCTGTCTGAGATGCAGAATATGTACGAGTCTAAGGCAGGTGAGCGTGGTATCTTTAGTAGGGTTGCGGCACAGGAGATAGCCGCGAGGAACGGACGTAGAGACCCTGAGCAAGACTTCGGGACTAACCCATGCAGTGAAATCATATTACGCAGTAATCAGTTCTGCAATTTATCGGAAGTGGTTGTACGTGCTAATGATACCAAAGCCACCCTTAAGGAGAAAGTAGAACTGGCGGCTATTATAGGGACACTACAGGCTACTCTGACTGACTTCAGGTATCTACGTAAGTTGTGGCAGAGAAACACAGAGGAAGAGGCGTTGCTTGGTTTAAGCTTGACAGGCATTATGGATCATAAGGTCTTAAGCAATGACACAGCGTCAGTAAAGTGGTTGGAGGATTTAAAAGATGTGGCAATCAAAACTAATAAAGCGTGGGCAAAAAAGCTGGGAATCAATCAGTCAGTGGCTATTACGTGCGTTAAGCCTAGCGGTACTGTGTCTCAGTTGGTCGATAGCTCTAGTGGCATTCATCCTAGGTTTTCTAAGCATTACATTAGAAGAGTTCGTTCAGACGCGAAAGACCCACTTGCACAGTTCATGTCAGCAGGAGGATTCCCTGTAGAGCAAGACATTATGTCCCCTGCGTCCTTAGTCTATAGTTTCCCTGTCAAGTCACCAGAGACTAGTGTTACAGTCAAACAGGTGGGTGCAATGGAACAGCTTAAGTTATGGAAGGCTTACCAGAATCACTGGTGTGAGCATAAGCCAAGCATTACTGTTTATTATACAGACGATGAGTTCTTGGAAGTTGCTCAGTGGATTTGGAATAACTTTTACTTGTGCAGTGGGATTAGTTTGTTGCCAGTAAGTGATCATGTGTATCAGCAAGCTCCTTATGAAGACATCAGCGAGGAGAAGTATCAGGAGTTAGTACAGCAGATGCCTGTGGGTGTTGATTGGAATGACCTTGAACATTTTGAACAAGAGGATAACACTACAGGCTCTCAAGAGCTGGCGTGTGTGGGTGGTGCTTGTGAAATTGTTTAAGAAAGGAAAGGAAGCCAATGTCTTAGGGTTTAAAATTCTTATTAACTGTGAAGGGGTTGTCGTGACAGAAATGTCCGGCATCCCTGAAGGTGATTTAAATAAGGTCTTTAGCGGTGACGAGTTGTTAATTATGAAAAACATTATACAACTTACGAAACCAAAACTAGAGGCGCTCCATTCTTTTTTAGAGGAGGAACTCAGCGCCCTTAATCATACTACCATTTAATTTTGTCAGCCCAATACGCGGCAGACATTTTACCCTTCTTAATGTTTTTAGCATGACGAGCTTTGAAAGAGGCTCGTTTCTTTTTCATACGATCGGATTCACCTGCCTTGGGTTTACCTGCTGTCTTTGCTCCCTGCTCCCCGAAACGAATTGTTTTAATTTTGTCACCTTCTTTTGCCACAACAACATGGCTTTTCTTACTGTGCTTTGGTGTGCGCTTTGGCTTGTTGTAGCCGCTAACTCCAGCCCTCTCTAGCCTTGAGTCTTTTTTCTTCGTGGCCTTACCACCTTTCTTATAAGCATCTCTAGTCATCATGCTGTTTTCTTCCTGTATTTTCTGGTTTTGGCCGCAACTTTCTTAGGCTGTTTGCTGTGTTGCTTGCCTTTCTTGGTATCTTCGCGCTTCTTTTTGCTTGTTGCAGCATACTCTTTTTTACTTAGAGCCTTGATAGCTTTTTCGGGCAGATACCTTTCACCTGTTTTTGCACTGGGCTTGCCAGACTTAGTGCGCCACTTCTGTTTTGTCCAAGCCTTTAGAGACTTTTGAGATTTTTTAAGTGCCATTATTTTTTATGAACCTTTTGAACTGGGAAGTTGGCCTCCAAGCTTGCGCCTTTGTGCTTAACAAACTTGCCGGAGTGCTTCATAAGTTTTAACGATCCGTCTTTTTGCTTCATCCAGTGATGACCTGATGGTGCTTTTACTTTCATTTTTTGTATCCCCCACCCGCTGCTTTGTATTCTTTAGCTAACATCTGAGCTTTACGCGCAGACCATTGACCAGCTTTTCCTCCCTTGCTACCCGCTTTAATTTTATTGAACAAGCGTTTACGCATTGCTGGCTTGGTATAGTTACCCGCCTCGTTTACTTTAGATTTAGTTTTCTTTTTAGCTGGCATTAGCTGTTCCTCGCTACTGATTTTGTTTTCTCTATAGTCCGCATTGTTCCAAGACCTAACATGCCTAAAAGCACTGGCATCATTTCGGATAAAGCTATCAGGGGAATTGACACTTCAGATTCCGCCAAGGCTAGTGCAAAGTTAGCCATAGGAATAAGGATGAAATTCCCAAACATGGCTATTACACATGTCCAGCCGACTGCGGGTCTCCAGCCAGAAACAAACATATTCCTGTGTGCAGCTTCCACCTTGTTGACTTCAAGCTGTGCTTTAGCAAGCTCTTGAGCATGTGACTCTGCCATCGTAGCTATGCGGTGAGCCAGTAGATTCTTCTGGTCTTTGTTCTCTATGAACTTATCCAAGAGGGTTGTTACTGGATGAATCAAAGCTTCTAACATATTACTATTCTCCGTAGCACCAAAGTACTGGCTTAAAATCGTATTTCAAGTATTAATGTGTCCGTAATTATTATTTAGTTATAAGATAATAGAGATAATTTATTTTTAGCGTCTGCGCCTTGTAAATATTTAGCTATTGCAAAAACAGCATTTACATTATGATCTTTAAGAAATTCATTAATTTCTGTTTGATCCATCTTTAATATTTGTTTTTTTGTTTTTCCCATAACAGCTTCTGCTTTCTTCCCTAACAGGCCTGAAGTTTTAATAATATCTATAGCTGTTTCTGGTTCTACCTGCCAAGCACCCCTTGCAGGCCCACCACCGCTTTGCTCTAATAATTTACCTCCTAAGCTTTCATGTTTTGCTGTAGCGATTAAAATTTCTTTTAATTTAACTTGATTATTAATTCCTTTATCACCTTTAAAAACTTTTAGCCCTTTATCTAAAGCTGCTTCTACTCCAGATACAAGAGGGTTTGATTGATTAATTAAAAATTTAGTTTCTTTTTCAGGGTTGTTTGTAGTTTGATAAATAGAACTCCATATTTTAACAGGTGCTTCATTTGGAAAGACGGGCGTGTCGCTCAGTGTTGACGCTTCAACAATTTCTTGAGCTACAGGCTCTTGAGAAAGAACATGACTTACAATCGTTTCTTTATACTCTTGTTCCTCATCGCTAGGAACATCTAAATTTCCTCTTTCGTTTATGTTGTCTGCAACTTTAGATACATTTTTAAGTTGATCAGGGTCTGTAATTCCTAATGTCTGCATTATTTTAACAGCTACAGGACTTACGGTTTTTTGTATAGACTCTAAAATATCAAATGACGATTTAACATTGTCATCTTCAGACTTTTGAATCATTTCAACTTCACCCCCTTCAGCGTATCCCATATATTTTCTAAGTTGTTTTAAAGTAGGGTCTTTGAATGTTTTAGTGCCTAGTTTTTCTTTACCTTTAGCATCTACGTAAGGAGTATAAACTTTGTAAGACCCATCGTTCATTAGTTCATAAGTCCAATCTTTTTTACCTTTCCCGCTATAATCTCTATATCCATTTTCATTTAAAAACTTTATTGTTACTCTTTCGTTTCTTGAGGATAATGGAACGTCTTTATAATCTCTAGATAGTTTGCTAGAGTTTATAGATTTTTTTAAATCTAAAAGATCATCTTGTATGCCGTAAAAAATAGCACCATCAGGGTCAATCTCTAATTGTTGCTGAGCTATAAACTTAGCATCTTCAGCTTGTCGTAAAGGCGAAGGAGTTTTTTTATTAAAAGAACTAGTTAGTTTTTTAGCTATTAGCCTACCGCCCATAGAAAACTTAGCACGGTCTTCAATGTCTGTATACGCATCGCCTGCTTGTGCGTTATACGGCAACCCTGTAAGCTTGTCAATTCTTTCGTCAGGCTCTGTAGGTACGTTAGGAACATCTTTGACTATGCCGCCTGTTGCATATGGCGCTAAAGATGAAGTAGTTTCAAACTCTGGGATAAAGACTTGTTCAAAGTCTGATATATTTCTATCAGCTTCGTATATAAACTGATCCATCTCGGCCTTAAACTTTTCTGCTTCGTCTTCGTCTACAATTCCTAATATTTTCTGTACTGGTGATAAGGCGGCAGGAATTTTTCTAGCCAGTGTAGGTGTAATTCCTCGTCTAGTTGCGCTTAAAATATCTGTAGCCACTGGGCCAAAAGGCATCGTACCGTAACCTAAAGCAGAGCCACTATATTTAGCGGCATCATAACCTTTAGTAATGTTGTCTGCTAAAATACCTAAGCCACCTACACGTTTTACTGCTTGTAAGTTTGCATTGTACGTACCCTTTTCTTCTGACTTACCATCTGATCTCCAGTCATTCATAATACGAGCTACCTGAACCATTGATAAAGCAGTCACTGCGACCTTACCTACGTTTCGGGGGTCGCCGCTTTTAACATCCTTTGTAAGTTGTTTAATGCTTCCTTTAAGTACCGTGTTTGTAAATGCCGCAGGGTACCCCATCAACTGAAAAGCTATAGAGGTTTTAGGGTTACTAAACAAATACGGCTTTAAGTTAGACATTCCAGAAGGCTGTAAGATTATAGAGTTAGCATAACGTGCCGCACCCGCAAGAAAAGTTTTGTCATAAAACTCATCGTTTCGTTTAGCGCCACGCTTGTACCACGCCATAGCATCTTTATAATCTATGTCTAGTTCAGCTAACTCATTTATTAAAGTGTTCTGCCTTTTGCCTAGCGGTTTAGCTCCGTGGGCTATAAGGGCTTGAATGTTTTCTTCAATTAAATTCTTACCGCTCATAAATGAGCTTGTCTGTACAAACTTTGTCCAATCTTCAAGCAAGGTCATTTTAAAGAAACCACTACTTGCTTTCTGCATCCACTTGGTTTGTAAGTCATCTCCGCCTAAACGGTTTTCTAGCTGAGTCAATCCCATATCCATGCCCAAGCTAAACTTACGCATTTCTGCTCGTGCTTCTGCGGCTGTCATGTCGTGCTGAGACATGAGTTTAGATTGTATGTTTCCTGTAGCGCCTTTGTACGAAACCTCCATAGCTTCTGACAAGCCTTTAAAGCTGTTTTTAAATCCGGCCTTACTAAAGTTTAAGAAGACTTCTGTTAAACTAGATACGGTTGCAAGACCTAAGTAGGCTACTCTGTTTACTAAACCGTAGCCATCTACTGCGCCTTGAGCATACTTGCCAAACCTGTTTAAGTTTTCAGAAGTAGTAGTACGGTATACTCGTGTAATTCTTTCGGCATCTTTAGCGGTAAATGTTTCTCCTGCCTCAGACATTTCTTTACGAATTTGATTTATATAAAAGTCTTTAAATTCTTTTTCGTTTCTCACACCTAGAGTTCTAACCTTTGCCAAACCTTTAGCGGCTTGAAAAGTATAAAGGTTCATAGTTGCTCTAACGTCAGTATCTAAAAACTCTTGAAAATCTGCATCTCTTTTAATGTTATCAAAAGATCGCTTAGCTGAGAAAAAGAAACCGCCAGAACCACCACCATCTAATTGGTTGTCAATTCTTAACATGTCTTCAACTGCTTCCATTCCTTTACCTTCAGGTACAACGCCCTGATCTTCAAATAATCTAGCTAAGCCTTCTTTGTTTTCTAAGATAGCTTTACGATTCCAAGAACGCGGAATATAGTCAGCTACTTCGTTTTCAATAAGTCCTGCTTCTTTAAGCTCAGCTCCCATTTGCATGTATAATTTTTTAACGCCCACTGAAGCTTTATTAATTTCTATGTTTATTTCAGGAGAAAGACCATTACTTTTGCTTGTTGCTTTTTGACCACGTACAGCCAACATTAAAGCATCATTAACTTCGTCAGCAAGTTTAGCGTTGTCTTCGTTACGCCTTAAAAATTTACTAGTAGTTAAAGGCTCGACAATGGCTCTGTAGTCTTCAAAGAAACGGCCTTGAATTTCGCGTTGAGTTTCAAAAAAATCTTTACCGACTAAACGATCATTAACCTTCCAATCTATATTCATCTCATGAGAGAATTTTCCTTGCAGTACCTTAGCTGTTTTAGATACTTTTGCAAAAGGACTTAAAACTCCTGAAGCTTTCCCTAACCATCGGCTAGTATTGTGCGTAGCGTGAGCGTACAAATCTTTTTTCCACTTAGCTTTTATAGCCCCTGCTGTTTTTTCTGTCCGAGCCGCTGCCATGATAATAGCCTGTACTTCTTCTACAGTTTTAGCACCGCCTCCTAAATCAGCCGCATACTTCTTTATAAGTTCTTCGTCAGGTGTAATGTCTTTAAAACTTCCAGACGGCCCTGAAAGTAACTTGCCAAGATCATCTATTATAGCGCCTCCAGAAGCAGGAATCCACTCACCTTCAACGCCCTCGTCAAAAAGCTCAGCTCCCCTTTCAGGTGTAAACTCATCCATATCGGACTCAGCTTTAAACTTTTTAGTTAGCTTGTTAATACCAACAGTCATTCCAACATTTAAACCTGCTGAAATTCCTGCTGTAGCTACTGTTTGAAAAGGATTAAAATCTTCTTGAGAGCCTACAGTTATATTTAAATTTTGACGAGATACATCGTCTACTGTTCCTTGTATAGCACCAATAGCCGCTATAGATTTTTTTGGGTTCTTATCCATCAATGCTCTAAGACTGCGTAAAGTTGTTTCTTGAGAAGGAACTTCGCGCACTGTAGTTGACAAGCCTTTAGATGGTAAACGAGACACAGCAGAGGAGCCAGTTAAAGCTTTTTTAAGTGCTGTTTTTGCTCCTGCCTTTGCAGTTTCTCTAGCCGCTAGTGCCGCAGGAGCGCCTGCGCCGCCTGTTTGTGCCGCAAACCAAACAGAACCAATATTAAAGGGGTCAGTAATGGCATCTATTCCGTAGTCTTTTATCATTTCTGCCCATTCACCAATACCTTCTTTATCTATATTAGCAAATTTATCTTGTATTCGTTTGTAGCTGTCTTTAATTTCTTGGGGCGCATCTTCTAATACCATAGCTTTTGCTATCATATTTTCAAAACGAGATTCACTATCTCTAAAAGACTCTAAAACATCTGCATCTTCAGACATTAAATCAAGAGAGGCGGGATCAAGAACTTTGCCTGCCATGTATTCCCGAACAACTGACCAATCTTTTTTAACACCAGTGTCTTCTTTAAACTTAGTGGCTGTATAGGGAGTTAAGGTTATAGAATCCCCACCATAAAAAGAAGAGGTATCGCGTGTACCACGAGTGTCTAAAAAACTTCCAGTATACTTCATTCTACACTTCTCCGTATTTAGTGATATAGTCTACGAATGCTTTATTTAGATCAGAAATTGCTTTTATTGAAACTATTTGTGGTTCCATTATCTTATCTCTCAACTGAGGCTGTCTACTGGCTAGGTCTTCGTCAGACTTTGTTTTTTTCTTTTGTGCTACTGTTTGAAGAGCTAGTAAGTTGTTATACTCGTCTAGTTGTGAAGGGGCTTTTTTAGCAGCACCTCTTACCATCGAAGCCATTGCAGGATTAAGATAACTTGAACCCGTTGAAGTAGGAATCGCAGTAGGCTTTACAAGTTGAGAGATAGGAACAAGTTCAGAAACTACAGGTTTGTCATCTTTATTGTTTTGCGAACCTTTTAAATTTTTATTTAGAGTGTCTAAGCTATCATCCTCTAATAAAGATTCATTGTATTTTCTTTCAAGATCTTCAACGTTTGCTATTGTAGGATATTTTTTAGATATTTCTACTATTCCTTTCATTCGATTATGGACATCCGTAACAATAGGATTATTTATTTCAGAAACTAGCTCATCATATTTTAACATGGCTCCATCTGTTAAATTTCTATAGTCTTGAAACAGTGCAAACTTTGCCGTAGGACTATCTGCAATTTCCTCAATAGACGCATTACTGAAATTTCTAGGGTTGCTTGCAATGCGTTGTTGTTGAGCCATTGTAATCATAGTTCCAAAAACTTTAGCATTATTGAAAGGCTGTGCGCCTAGTTCGCCTGATTCTTTTCTATCTATAGTGTTTTGTATTTGATTTTTATACATTGCAATAGCTGAACGATTACTAGCGTCTTCATTCATACCGTACTGCTCTCTAAAAATACTTTTTAAACCTGCAAGGTTTGCGTGTGTGATAGCGGTACGAGCGGCTACGGCTCTTGTTCTGTCTGCCCCGCTTAGTTTTTCTCCTGCTTTTTGAGCAGCATCGTTGAAAAATTTCTGCTCTTCTTCTGTACCTTCATTTGTTAAAGCCTGTGCGCCGACTTGTTGAACTCTTTGACTTGCCGCATCGTTAGTAGAATGCTTAGTCACAAAAGTATTAAACTGTTTATAAATTTCATACTCTTTTGAATCCATAGCTAAATTTTCATCTCGCATAACAATTGTTATATTTCCAAACCTGTCTTCAGCCTTAGTAACTATCCTTTTCTCATTACCTGCCTCACCAAAAAAACCTGTTGTTGGAAAGTCTACATACTCTTCAGTTACTACCGGAGCTTTGCCTTTTAGTTGTTGTGTTTTATCAGCTATAAATTTAGAAACACGGTTATTTCCTGTTGCATCCCAAGCTTTATCGTAAGCAATTAAAGCTTCAGCGTCCTTTAAATAACCTTTACGAGTTATTTCTCTTGAAGCTACGTTTAAATCTTTGCCGCCTATTGCAGACCTCATAGTATTTGTAATTAAACCTGTAATTGTAGTCGGCCTAGCTTCCTTAGCAAAATTAGAATAAAACTCAGCTCCTCCGTCCCCTGCCTTATTAATAAAAGACTGTGCGTTTACAAGACCTTCTTCGTGATTTTTTCTAGCTGATGCTCCAATTTCTTTCATTAACTCTGAACGATTAGTTTTCCAATCAGCGGCATTATAGTTATCAGGACTTCCGTATTTTTCTGTCATTGCAGCGTCTACTTGTCCCGCCGGAGCTACGTTTAACCAGTATGCGTCATAACCTAGTTTATCATTTCTTGCAGCTTTTTCATTTGTAATGAACTCATTAGCTATATCATAACCTTTTTTAAACTGTATGTTTTCTTTATAAAACGCTTCGCTTTTTAAAAACTCATCAGACTTATCTTTAAGTATAGCATTGCCAATACTCATAGCGCCTTTAAATAAAAGCCCCTGAAGTGCGTCTTTTCTTTGTTGTTTTTTTGCACGGTTACGAGCATTTCTTGCTTGAGTGTCTTTTCGTTCCCTGACATTTGCAAGAAGTGATGTTCCAAAATCTCTAATAGCCATGTTTTTAAACTCCTGTTGGTCTAGCCATAAGGCTACTTGATTGTTCTTCTTCTTCTTCTACTGTGGGCGCTAAAAGACTTTGAGAAGTTTCTTCTAAAGTTTCAGGAAGCTCTTCTATTTGTTTTTGCATTTCAGGAGTTAACACGCCTGCGGGAACTGCTCCAGTTGAAGCGGCTCCTTTAAGCTCTTTAATTTTATCTTCTTTAAACTTTACTCCAAAAAGGTCTTCTTCTTCTTTTTCATTGTCAATAACAATGTTTAACTCTAAACGCTCTGCAAGTGCAATAATCATGTAAGCCGCAGGCTCTACAAGCATTAACATTAAATCAGGATTCCACGCGCCTTCTTGAAACTCAGCAAACAATACAACTTGAACAATCTGCATAACAGGAACACCATCATCTACAGATTGCATTAAATTTACATAGGTTCGAGGTTCAATAAAAGATTCCCAAAGATACTCAGAAGCTCTATGAACTGATGTAAATTCTGGCGCTCTTTCATACGGAGCGGGGTTCTCAGGGTCGTTCGTTAAGGACTGTCCCGGAATAGGTCGCTTACCTGTCATTTGAATATTTTTAAATTCTTCTAATGCTGTTGCCATAATTTTAAAACCTTTTAAGCTGTTTGAGCTAATTGAGACATATAGTTGCCGTACTGAAATGCTGTGTAGCCGTAGGGGTTAGGATTCAATGTTACTTGTTGTTCAAAGGCTCTTGCACTCATAATTTCTTGTGCGCCATACTGTTGTTGAGAACCGCCAAAACTTTCAAGGCTGGGTACGTAGGCATTGTTGCTTACATAGTTTTGTATGTATTCTGGTTTTTCTGAGATGCCCAGTTCCTGCCCAACTCTAAGATTCAACTGGTCTTGTAAAGACTCTTCTGTTTTATTAAAAACATAACCTACAGGATCGTCAGCTATTTCTCCTGCTTTTTTATATGCTTGTGCAGGCGCGCTTTTAATACCTGTCTTTAAACGATCTAATAAGCTTGGCTCCGAAAAAACTCTTTCGCTTACTGGAGTTTGATAATTAGTAAGACCGTCTATAGCATACTCATCAAAAGAAAGACTTTGTGACTTGTTAGCCATGTTTTTAAATTGTGCATCTGCGTATTGTATACTTCCTACTTCATATTTGCTTGCATCATTTATCACACCTGTAGGGTCTTGAATAGTTGGGTCTAAACTTGCAGTTAAGTTAGTATCTCCTCTACCAATAGCTTGTTCAATGTTAGGATCAGCTATAAAGTCTGTCTGCCCATATGCGCGAGAATCACCTCCGCTTTCAGCTACTGCTTCCACCATAGCTTTTTTACCTTTGGGAGTAGCTAACGCTGCTTCTGTTTTAGCAATCCTTTCTTCTTCAAACTGTTCAAACACACTTTCGGAGCTTGTTAAGTTTGCAAATCTTGAGTTTTTTCCAAAGCTTCTGCTAAAGGCGGTATCGCCACCAGTAAAGAAATTTGAAGCCGCATCAAAGCTAGTACCAAACATTTTGTTACTAGCAGTCTTTGCAAAGTTTCCAAGAGTTTCAGTTACGCCTTTAGTAATATTACTATATACGTTAAACCCTTTAGATACA